TGATGCACTTATCCAAATTACGAATTTGGAGGAATCAATCAAAAAAAATGCACAAGGAATACTTGCTTCTACTATGAAGGAAGAAATCAAATCATTGGTAAAAGAATCTCTTAATGAACAAGATGAGGTTGAAGTAGAAGATGAAGAAGAGGTAACCACACCTGAAATTGAGGGGGATGGGTCTGAGGACGACACTGAAGAAATCGATGTTACATCTGATGATGATGATGATGATGAAGACGATGATATGAGTGACGTACCACCAGCATCTGATGACAGCATGGATGATGTAACCATGGCTGCCGATGATGACGATGAAGAAGTTATGGACGCAAGAAATTTAGACAATGCTGCCGTAGTTGACATCTTTAAGAAAATGGGACCTAACGATCAAATTGAAGTTGTCAAAGACGACGATGAGGTATATTTCAAAGATGGTGAAAACGAATACATCATAAAATTAAATGAAAGTTCAGACATGAATGAAGAAATGTATGAAATGGATTTTCCTGGATCTACTGAGGTCTATGAAGACATGAATTTAGATGAGGATGATTATAATGAAGGTGTGATGTATGAGTTGGAGTTAGATGAAGTTGACGAATTTAATGAAATGGATAATTTTGAATTAGACGAAGATTTCAAAGACAGTATTTTGGATTTTGAATTTGAAGATGATTTCGAAAAACCTAGAAGATTTGGTAAAAGAATGCCTAAAATGGAAAAAGATGATTTTTACATGGGCATGGGCGAAATGGACGAAACGTATGAAATGGATGAAATGGACCATATGTACGAAATGGAAAATTTTGACGACTTACCTCCAATGAAAATGGGTGGATTGAAAGAATCGAAAAATAAAATCCACAAAACGAAAGGTACTGGAAGTGCTTCTAAATTCAAATATAACAATAAACCAAATCAAGGAGAAGGTTTCAAAACTAAAATGCCACAAGGAACAAGAGGTGTTGGAATGGGTAAAGCGTCTAAATTCAAGTATGAAGATACTATGGACGGTGAATTCAAACCAATCAAAAAGAAAAGTAGCTCAGTTAAGAAAACCGAAACTAAAGAAGCAACAAGAAGTAACAACTATGTTAAATCTGGTAAAGTTGGAAACAGAAAAGGATCCAATATGAACAGAAACAGAGAAGAAGTTAGACAGAGACCAAACAACGTAAATGAAGAAGTTTCTTTATTGAGACAAAAAAATGAAGAGTACAAAAATGCGTTGGATGTTTTCAGAAACAAACTTACAGAAGTTGCGGTATTCAACTCCAATTTAGCTTACGCAACAAGATTGTTCACAGAACATTCTACAACTAAACAAGAAAAAATAAATATATTAAGAAGATTTGATAATGTTGAGACAATCAAAGAATCAAAGAATCTTTATAAACAAATCAAAGAGGAATTAGGTACTTCTGTAGTTAATGAATCAACAAACTTGAATGAATCTGTTGTTGAAAGAAGAGTTTCTAACACAATTAATACAGGATCATCAACTAACTTGATCGAATCTACAACTTATGAGAATCCTCAATTTATGAGAATGAAAGATCTCATGAACAAAATAAAATAAATAAACCAAAAAAATAAAACTAAAAATGGGAGCATTATTAGAATCAGGTCTTGTTGGTAACATCGGTCTTAAGCACCTTAAAGTTATCAAAGAAGATACAATTAACAAATGGGACAGATTAGGGTTCCTTGAAGGTCTTAGAGGCCACCTAAAAGAAAACGTAGCACAACTTTATGAAAACCAAGCTTCTTTCTTAATCAACGAAGCAACAGGTGAAGGTTCTAACGGAGCATTTGAAACTGTTGTTTTCCCGATTGTAAGAAGAGTTTTCTCTAAATTGTTGGCTAACGACATCGTATCAGTACAAGCAATGAACTTACCTATTGGTAAATTGTTCTACTTTGTACCAAAAATCCAAGGTTATTCAGGAGGAACTGCTGAAGACATCAATGGTGGTAAATCAGGTGATCACTACGCACCTGTAGGTTCACCAGGTAACTATCCTGGAGACCCACAAGCGGGTTACAACACAGTACCTGCAGGAGCTGCTGGTGCAAATGACAAATACACTAAAAATCTTTATGATTTATTTTACGAAGGTGCTGAAGCAGGTTTAGATCCTCCAGGACTATTTGATTACTCAAAAGGTCGTTGGTCAGCGGTAACTGCAAATGCTGATATTCAAAGATGGGACGGAAGTAATTTAGTTGATTACGAAATTAGCTCTACAGGTGTTTACAGAAAAATTATCGTTAAACTTTGTGGATGGTCAAATCTTCCAGGTTACGGTAAATTGATCGGACCTGATGGTAACGAGGTTGATACTGAAACATTCCTTTCTGATTTAAGAGTTTATGCTAACACAGCTAACATCATCGTTGATGGTGACAGTGCTTGTAGTCCATTTGAGGATGCTGATAACAACCCAGTTCCACTTTTATTTAGAGTTGTTACACAACAATATGGTAAAGGAATTGTTAAGTACGGTAACACAACTCAAACAACTTGGGCTTCTGACGGAAACGGTGGATCTTTCTACGATGTTTGTGATGGTAACGGATGTATCTACCTTGAAGTAGATCTTTCTTGTCCTGTATGTGCTAACTGTGATGCTTCTTCTTTAGATGGATACACAGGAACAACTATCAACACTGCAAACTCAGGTGATTCATTTGTTTGTGTTTGGAGACGTTACGAAGAGTTAGAATTTGAAGACAAAATTGGTGAGGTTTCTTTTGACCTTGAGTCAGTAACTGTATCTGTTACAGAAAGAAAACTAAGAGCACAATGGTCTCCTGAATTAGCTCAAGACGTTGCGGCATTCCACAACATCGACGCTGAAGCTGAATTGACAGCATTGTTGTCAGAACAAGTAGCAGCTGAGATCGACCGTGAAATTTTACGTGACTTACGTAAAGGTGCGGCATGGAACTTACGTTGGGATTACAACGGATGGAGAAGAATTCAAGGACAAACTTCTTACACTCAGAAAGATTGGAACCAAACTTTGATTACAGCAATCAACCAAATCTCAGCTCAAATCCACAAATCTACTTTAAGAGGTGGTGCTAACTGGATTGTTGTTTCTTCTGAAATCAGTGCAATCTTTGACGATTTAGAATACTTCCACGTATCTAACGCTTCACCTGAGCAAGATCAGTACAACATGGGTATCGAAAGAGTTGGTACATTAGCAGGTCGTTACCAAGTGTATAGAGATCCATACTTCCCAGCTAACCAAATCCTAATCGGAC